CTATTTTACCGAGAAATAATTTTTAAAGTAATCATACAATGAAAAAAATCAAGTTTTTAATGCTATTATCTGTAGCAATAGGGTTAGGCAGTTGTAATACTGCACGCGTTAATTCTAATAGTTTGCAAGGTGAATGGCAATTAGTTACTATGGGAACTACTGCTGTAACAGCCGAAGCACAACCTACCCTAAAACTCAATGTGAAAGAAATGAAGGTAAATGGCTCCGACAGCTGTAATACCTTTATGGGAGGCATCGTAAAAGTATCCGATAACGAATTAGTGTTTAGTGATTTAGCTTCTACACTAATGCTTTGCCCCGACAAAATGGAAGTTGCCGATGCCTTTGGCTCTGCAATGAAAAAAGTAGCTAAATATGAAGTGAAAAACGAACAGTTATTACTAAAGGACGATAAAGGAACTGTTCTGCTTACTTTTGCTAAGAAGTGAAATGTTTAAAATGGGTTAAATTAATTAATTGGAAAAGGCTGCACAGAATAAATGTTCTATGCAGCCTTTTGCTGTTATTTATTAATTATTAATCTGTTAGCTAAAAATGAGCGGTATTACCAAAAGCGCTACTACAGCCGCTATAATTCCGTATACAAACATAGGTACCGCTGTAACTTTTAAAATTTTACCCTCAGCTCTGTCGATACCTAATACCGAACATACCGCAATAATATTGTTGATACACACCATATTACCCATCGCACCCCCTACCGATTGCAAGGCGAGAATCAAAGGGATTGAAAGCCCTGTGGTATTAGCCACCGAATATTGTACTGCCCCAAAAGTGAGGTTTGACACGG